TCATTGAGAGCGTTGGCTTTCGTGGCCTATCAAGGACTGAATGGAGCCGCCTTTGAAGAGGAAGAGATCATTGTCGCGGGGGGTCGGCTTGGTCTGCGGCTGGATCGCCTGGGGCATGCATAAGACCCTGATCGGACGATGGAGGAAGCCGTAGCTGCCAGGCCGCGAGGGGATTGAGGCGAACGGTACGCCAGCGTCCCCGGGGATGCTTTGAACATAATATACAGAATGGGTCAGTAGACCCCCGCTAACCGCCTGAATTTGGGCGGTTTTTGCGTTTGCGAGCCCCGGCATCGACAGCGCTACCAGCGCGACGACCGCAGCCGCCGCGCTCATTCTGTCCAGCATGAGGCGCCAGAGGGCACGTTCTGTTGCAGACGTGGCGCGCTCGGCATGGATCATCGCGATCCACGTGGGGCCGTCCAGCTTCGCCAGCGCGCAAATCTGCGCAATTCGCTCATCAGCCAGCGGCGTGTCGCCCTTCCGCCAGCGGGACACCAGCGACCGGGTAACGGTCAGCCTTTCAGCCAAAGCCATATCGGACGCGAGATTCAAGCGAATTTTCACGTTGTCAAGTAGTTCGTTGACGGCGGTCATGGTGGCTCCAGTTGATCGATCAGTTGACACGTGTTTCCCGATCAGTTTACATGCGCCCCGTTGAGTGATCACTCAACACCCGCCATCGGCACCCCAAGGCCGCTGGCGGGTTCCCTTGGGGAGGGGCTTGGGGGAGAGGGCAGGGCAGTGGATGCGACCGTTCTAGGCATCGTGGGGATGTGCTTGATCGCGGTGATCGTCGGGTTGGCCCGGATCACGGCTTGGTGGTTGGACCGGCGTGAGTACGCAGCTGGTCAGGGGGCACGCCAAGCCATCGCCATTGCCCAGGCGCGCGCCGAGGTGCGCCAGTGATCTTCCTGATTCCCATCGTGATTGCCGCCATCTTCTGGTGGTTCAAGCACGTTCGCTCTGGAAGGGGGCCGTTCGAATGAGCAACCTGCTTGATCACCTGTATCGGTGGATCTTCCGTCTGCCCGCGTGCACTCCGGGCCACTGTTATTGCCGTCGCACGTGCATCTGCATCATTCAGGAGCCAATTGAATGAGCGGCGGAACCTGCAAATTCTGCGGGAATATCAGCGTCTACCTGTTCAAAGGTGGCCTCTGCTACGAGTGCAGCGAAAGCGATGTGCGCGTGCCTGTATCGGCGACGCCGGTTGATCGCCGCTCACCCGAGCTGGCTGCATTCGACGCGGCAAACGCACGCGCCTACGGCGCCCAGCGTCGTGCCGAACTATTCAACGAGAAGAACGCCGCGCACGGATTCTCGGCGGCGGCCGGAGGCCGACGCCTTGGGCTTGTCCATTCTTCAACAAGTGACACGCGCCGCGTGTCACTCACTCTCGATCCGAATCACATTCGCGGACTGCGACTGAAAAAGTCGCTGATTACCGGAGCAAGGCTTCATGACCAAGAGGCGAAACAAGGCTCGTTCCGTGGAGCGTGGTACATGCTCACCACGACTTACCGAAACGGAAGTGACGCTGGCCCTCGTGACATTAGCGAGACACTTAAGCGCATCCGGGGCTTCTTCAATCGAGCTGTCCGATTGCGCTACCGGGGATACCGTCCGCGTTTCCGTTACCTCTGGTGCGGTGAACTCACTAAGGCCGGGGTTCCCCATTACCACGTCTTGATCTACATCCCGCGTGGGATTTTCCTGCCAAAGGCCGACAGGGCAGGGTGGTGGCCTCACGGCCATACCAAGATCGAGAAAGCCCGCAACGCTGTGGGCTATCTGGCGAAGTACGCCAGCAAATTCTCCCCCGACATGCTTGCGTCGTTCCCCAAGGGATTCCGCACTCATGCCATCGGCGGACTCAATACTGAATCGAAGCGTGAACTGCGCTGGTGGAAAGCACCTAAGGCAGCACGCGACGCACTCGGCGTACTTGCCGATATCCGCAAAGCCCTGGGCGGCTACGTGGACAAAATCACCGGCGATTTCTGGCCCTCGCCGTGGAAAGTGATCACCGACAGGGGCCGGATCATCGTATGGAAATTGGAGATACCCGCATGAGCAAGATCATCATCCGCACTGCCACCGTCACCCCGCGCCAGATCAAGCGCAAGGATGGCAGCACCATGGTTTTCCGCGAGCAGTCCGCCGCGATCATGAAGGACGGCGAGGATTTCCCGCACCCCTTCCGACTCGGTCTGGATGATGCACAGGCCCCATACCCGCCGGGCGATTACGTGGTCGACGCATCGAGCTTCAACGTTGGTCAGTACGGCGACCTGATCGTGGGCCGCCGTCTCATGCTGGTTCCGGTCGCACCTGCTGCGACTGCGACCGCTTCCGCCAAGGCCTAAGTCATGGCGCGGTACGTCTACGAGTGCCTGCAATTCAACGAGCAGACCGGCACATGTGAGCAGGCTGGATTCGTGCCGCGCACCGATATTCCCGCACTTACCACTGCCGAGGTGTCGGGGTTGTTGTCCATGGTTGCGGTGTGCTTCGCCGTGGCATGGGCATACAAGCAGTTAGGCAGGTCCGTTCGCAACTAACTCAACTACGCAAGGGGATCATCATGGATCTGGATTACAGCGCTGCACTCACCGTTCTGGCCGGTCTGGCAGCGGGTGTCGCTGCCATCGGCACCGCCAAGCTGGCACCGGCCGCAATCGCGGTTGGCTACAAGTGGTTCAAGGCTGCGATCTTCGGTTGATCGCAGTAGCACCGGGGCCGGGCAATCCGGCCCCTTTCAATGGGGGATTGGTGATGCTCGGTCTATTCGTTCTCTGCGTCGGCAGTGCCGCGCTCTACATCGCGTTCGGTGACTAGATGACGCGCGTCCTGCTGGCGCCACTGGTTGCGGCGCTCTACTTCTTCGCTCCTTCACTGCACGCTGCTGTGTGTTCGCCCAGCGCGGACGTGGGCTATATGGATTGCGACGATGAGGGCGAAGCCTATGCAGCTGCCTGGGCTGCAGCTACTGAGCAGGCTGGCCGATCTAACGCTGCTGGCGGCTTTACTTGGAACCCTATGGTCGAGCAGGAGGGCAATGGCTATGTCGGCTTTGTCCGACCTTCATATGCGTCTAGCGGGCGATATGCATCCGTCAAGCGTGGCTGGAAGACGAAGTGCAGCGCACGTCCTGAAGAGTTTGGCTGGGAGGGTGGTAGCACTGCCGCATCGGTCAATGCTTGCCACAGGGGTTGTATGTACTCCAGCGCACTCGATCCGGCTGGTGTGGCCGGTTTCAGCTACACGCCCACCGGGGGCACCTGCACAGAATCTGACGCGCCTGAGCCTAAGCCCGCTGGCGACGGCGGTGGCGATGATGGTGGCGGCACCGGTGGTGAAACAGGGGGAGGTGATGGCGACGGCGGTGGCAGCGGGGATGGAGATGGAGATGGCGACGGGGACGGAGATGGTGATGGTGATGGCGATGGCGGCGAGAACCCCAGCCTCCCGGGCGATCCGCAGTATCCGGGCGATGTGCCGATGCCCTACATGGATCCACCCATTCCGGGCAGCTACCAAGGGCAGTGGTCCAGCGGTCTAGGGGGCGGATCTTGCCCGTCACCTCGGACCATCAATGTATCGCTCGGCGGCTACAGCGCCGCCATGGTTTTCGAGTTCAAGCCGCTGTGTGATTTCTCTCGGTACATCCGCGGCATGGTGATCGCATTCGCGGCCATCGTTGCTGCCTACATCGTTCTGGGGCTCAGAAGATAATGCCTTGGCTTGCCGCCTTCCTTGTCCAGCTCCTGGGCAACTCTCTCGCACGTGTTTTGACCGGCGCGGGCCTCGGGCTTGCGACCGGCGCCGCGCTGCTTCCGCTGGTCAAATCAGCATTGAACCTTGTCGTCTCCTACTGGGGCGGCATTTCCGGTGACCTCGCCAATGTGCTGCTGCTCGCAGGGGCAGGGGAGGCCATCACCATCGTTGGCTCTGCCATGGTCACCAAGGTCGTGATTGACGCTGGCAAAGTCGCAGTTCAGAAGGCCGCATCCAAATGATGTATCTCATTTCCGGCCAGCCCGGCAACGGCAAGACCCTGCGCGCCATGAGCATGGCGCAGGAGTTCTACGAGCAGAACCAGCAGGCCGTCAAAGAAGGCAAGGCGCAGCCGCGACGATTCTTCACCAACGTCGCAGGCGCAACCACTGAGGAGAATCCGGACGCCTTCCCATGGTTCGAAAAGCTGCCTGACCACAACGACTGGACCCAGCTTCCCGATGGATCCTTCGTGCTGTACGACGAGGCCCATTCCGACGGCAACACTCAGGGGCTGGAACGCTATGGCAGGCTGTTCCCGTCCACCGGCAAGCCGGGTGAATCGGAAGATCCACGTATTCGCTCGATGTCCACGCACCGACATCGTGGTTTCGATCTGGTGTTCGTTACCCAGTGGCCTAGCAAGATCCACCACCAGGTGCGCAGCCTGATCGGCTCGCATACCCACATGAATCGTGCGTTTGGCATGCAGCGGGCTGGTGTTCTGACGTGGACCCGCGTGCAGGCTGATCCCTACGACGAACGGATTCGCGACAAGGCCGAGGAAGAAATCTGGGTCTACCCGAAGAACCTCTATGACAGATATCGCAGCGCAACGCTGCACACGGCCAGTCACAAGTTCAAGGTGCCGAAGCGAGTCTGGCAGGGCCTGTCAGTAGCGGTCGCCTTGATAGCCATCCTGTGGCTGGGATGGCTGTTCCTGATCAAACCCTCCAACGCACAAGCTGCGAAAAAGGAAGAGCAGGGGGCCGGAGCTTTGCCGGCGGCAGGTGCCCTGGCGCCCTTGGGCGCGGGCATGCCGGCGGCACGGCCCCTCACCCGCGAAGAGTACGTGCAAAAACACAAGCCACGTGTGGAGTTCCAACCGTGGTCTGCACCCGTCTTCGATGATCGAACTGTGCAATCGCAGCCCGAGCTGTACTGCATGGCCTCCGGCACCACCGAGCAGGACACCACTTGCACCTGCATAACGGAGCAGGGCACCAAGGCTAAGATCTCGATCCCTGTGTGCGTAGCGATCGCGCGCGATGGCCCAGCCTACAATCCGTATCGCGCACCACGCCAGGAATCGGAGTCGAGTCAGGATCACCCAGCTCGCGGCATCGCTCAGTCTGCGCCATCTGGCACGCCTGAGAAGTCACCACATGCACTGGTTGAGGTTGGGAAGCGCCCCATGGGGACGTTCCCAGAGACGCCGCCTTATCCGGCCACCTTCTGATTAACGTGACGCATCACGGGGCGCATGTGGATGACACCTGTGCCCAGCCATTCTCGATTCGGCGAAAGGTCTGTCCATTGATGCAGCGATGCCCCGGAGGCAGGGCCTTCGGCCGCTTCTCTCGTTCTGCGGCTTCGCGCCTCTCGCGGACCTCACTGATTGGCACGGTCTGAGTCATCTGGCGAGCGAGCGCTTCTCCGGCTCGCTCCTGTTCCTTCATGACAGCGTGTCCCGCTAAGCCCAGGACACCACATGTCGCAAGCAGTAGCGCGCTACCACCGACGAACACCCCAAGTGCGACTTTCCAGACCAAACCCGTTGAATTCGCCATCTATGGCCCCCCAAGCAATCCGGAGGCCATTCTACGGGGTGTAGGGGCAGCGCCCCTACGGAAACGCCTCACACGCGCTGGCGAGGCCTCGGCCCCGGTGCCGGCAGGACACCTGCAACCGGGTCGGCGTCGGGACCAGCGACCACCCCGGAAGACCGCTTTGCGCGCCGATGAGCAACCTCAGCCAGGTCAACGATGCCGGCACGCCCAAACGGCCGTTTCTGACCGCCTCGGGCAATCTCCATCATCCGGCGCCATTCCTGCGCCTGTGCCGCCAGCAGTGAGAGCCAAGCCAGATCCTGCGGTTCCAGCTCACGGCCCTCGGGTGTGACCAGTCGGCCAGCCTTAAACGAAAAACCGGCCCAAGGGCCGGTTAGGTTGCGATCACGCACAATCAGGCTCCATGCCACAGCAGGGCCAAGGGTCGAGGCAAGCTCCGTGCCAGTCTGGCCCACATGCTGCGAACATAATATACATTATGCGAAATCAAGGATCGGCCGAAGCCGAGCCTTCGCCTCCTCCGCACGGCAATGGCTGGGCCTCTGGCTCGGCTCTTGCCTGTGGCCTCAGTCCCCGGCCATGCCTGTTCGATGCCGATGGAGGCGACGGCCACACCGAGAACGAGCGCGACCAACACAGTGCACGCTGTGAGACCCATATCAATCTCGGCCAACTCGGCGAACGAGGGATACCTTCTCATGCGGCGCGCTCCTGCTCTTGGGCGTAGCGAGCGGCGGCCAGAAGATCACCGCACTTGTTGGCGGCAATCTCAGGCTTTGCGAGTGCGACGACCTGGGCTTCGCTGGACTGCTGCGAGGCGGCGTAGTCACGTCGGTCTAGCAGCCACGAAACGATGCGAGCGCCGCCAATGGACGCGACCACGATGGCCGCCAGCAGCGCGAAGGCAAGAAGGGACTCGATCATGCGAGAATCCCCCCTTCATCTTGGGCGCCACAGGGGGTGGCATGGGTATTAAGTTCAGCGTGACCCTGAGCCAGGCATCTATAACATTTCTCTTCTTCTCCGGGTTCGGCCTTGGGGTGGCGATTACCACCGTTGCGCTCATTGGCGGCCAGATTCCTCTGAAGTGCTTCGATACAGGGAATTCTGCGGATTGGACGGCTGCAATCGGCACTTGGGTGATTGGTGCAATGGCTACTGTTATTGCCGTGCAGTCGGCGAAGAACGCCAGAAAGAGGGAGGATGAGCGCGCGAGAAATGAAGATCGAATGAGGGCTGGGCACCTTATTGCTGCGCGCTCCCTCATGGTGGACCCAAGTACGGTTGCCTTGGTGATGAGGCGATTTCTTCAGCGTCCGGCTTCGGAGAGGACGTGGAGACGGATGCGTATATCCATGGAATCCGCGTTGATGAGTGTGCAGCACGTCAATTTCTCCAGCGAAATGTTCTCCCATTTGCCCCACGAAGCAATCAGAACTTATGTGAATGCGTGTCACTCGATGCGCGCGGTTCGTTACATGTTCGACACCCCGGCGGTCTTCTCCCCGAGTGATGTCGATGATGATGCAGTGGTCTCTGCCGGGCTCATCCAGGGTTGGGAGAGAACCCTCGAATTTGCGTCGATGGTTGAGACCAAGTGCAATCGATTCCTTGAGCTGATCGACGCAGAAATCCACGATTAGCCTGACGTCAACTGCCTTTGGCGCGTGTCTTGGGGATCGTTGGTGAGGCGCGCGCAATCAGTCGAGAGGGAAAGGCGGTTTGGCGGAAGCTGGCAGCAACTGCTATTCGGCGCCGTTGATCGACAGTTCCGGACCCGACGCCGAGCCGCCAAAAGGTGACCAGCCAGCGCCGGGGCCGAGGCGCCGCTAGCGAGTGAGAGGTGATTCCTTAGGGGCGCCGCCCCTACAACACCCCATCGAGGTCATCTAACCGACCAAGAGCGCTCGCTATGCGCCGCGCCACCTCTGCTGCGTCGCCCTGTATTTCGATGCCGATGCGATTCCGGTTCATCATTGCTCCCAAGAGTAGGTTCCAAGCGTGCGCAGGCTCAATGGAAACCATTTCTTTAATGTCCCGTGCGTGCTTCACGCCGTTCTTGGCTTCATAGAGGAACTGTTTGATCTGCTGTTCATTTCTTGAGTCGCCCTTCTCGGCACCGAAGCGAACGATTTCATCGACAAATCTAGGCGCAGGATGATCGCCCACAACGCCGAACCCTTGAAGCAACGCCTGGCCGTAAATCTCTTCGGCAACTCCAGCCAAGGTGATCACCACCGCGGGATGTCCATCAGAGAGGAACGCTTTGCATGCGGCATCAAAGTGGGCGTGCGCCAAGTGCAGCTTCGAGTACTGAGTCGGGGCGATTTCGCGAACAGGGTCCTGCATTTCGAGCACCTCAATGAACTGAAGTGCCGATTCTACCGTCGTAACAATCGCCCCTTCGTTACCATGGACTAGGTGACGCCTCGGTCAAGCGCCCAATTTTCCACGTGCAATGACACCGCCATTAGCGGCCACCCCACTCTACTCTCTGGCCAAAAGCGGGAGGAGATCCTCTGGCCTAACACCGAAGGCTCCTCATTCATGTCCAAGCTGGCGCTGTGTCGTTAGGTGTTGGCCTTTTTAGCTCCGCTAATCGCCCTTTTTGTGCTTGTGCGGCTTAAGGCTAGGCGTGTTGCTGGGCGTCTTTTTGTTGTCGCGCTGGCGCTGGTCGGGTTTTCCTGTCGACTTGGCAATGCGCTTGGGACCTGGCTTAATGCCCATGACTACTCTCCGACTAATGGCTGGCGCTTAAAAGGGTCGCCAGGCTTCACCCCCCCCTAGAGCTGCTCGAATACCAAAACGCCGCTTAGGACGCTCATATCTCTATACCTGCAGCACCTAACGGATGTAAATATTTGCGAGAACCAAGAAGGCGGAGTTCCACTTAGGGCGACCCTGTGACACCCAAGCACTGCATCCGGCATTATCTCGCAGACATCTCAGGCATCGCTTACTCTGCCAACGGGGCAGTAACCATAAAGCAAGCGATGATGCCCGAACTCCTTCCTTGCATCCCTAGCGTCAGAGCTCGTCGCCCGACGCCCTTGCGTAGATTAGAGGGATCTTTGTGATCCAAGTCAACAGAACGAGACATGTTGACTGCGCAAATTAAGCAGTTTGCTGGGCTCGACATTCCCCAGTTGGGGGGGGGGCTGCGGGAATGGCGTGGTTATCAGTACGCGACTGGGATCCATGGGGCTCTATAACCCGTCTCCCGGTGCATCCGTTCGCAGGTTCGAGGGTGCGGGTGAGGTGGCGACTGTGGTGGTCTTTGCATCCAGAAGTGCGAAGTCTAAGGCAAGAAATACAATTCTCACGGCTGCTGCATATGCGGCCGACACACTCATAAGGGCGAAAAAGGCTGCACCACCGAACACCACCGGGACTGCGCTTTCCCGGAATACCTCAGTGCTTACACTGGGGGATAGGAGTCGTGATCCAACGAACCAAAAGAATGCCGCCCAGAGAATTCCGGCGAAGACATTGAAACGACCCAGCCTGTCTACGGATTGAACCTTTATTAGTTGTACGCCTCTTTCGAGTCGATCCAGCTCGGCTGACGTCTCGCCTAGGCCATTCAGCTGCTTTGTCAGACTGGCAACCGACTTGGCTGACAACCCAGAGAAAATGGTTCTGCTTGGCAAACCGAAGTACACACATGTTGCGCCGACAATGAACGACGCTATTACCATTTCCTGCCGGAAAGTCGGCTCAATGAACCATAAGGCGCATGCCACGATCGAAGTCAGGACGACCATCCAGACAAGTCGTTGCCAGATCACCTTGAGACCTGCCTGAACAAGCCACGGCGCGACCAGAAACTCTTCGGCAAGCGCTATCAGCCGGCTATCCTGCGGCACTCCATCCTCTTCCCAGAGCCAAGTCCGCCCAATCACGGCTCGCTCGGCAAGCCGAATGGCAGCTCTTGTTTTGTAAAGTTGCATGCAATTCTCCTTCCTCGCCCCTTCTGATGCAGCGGCTACTGACGTGCGAGCTAAGCGCTGTGGGGTACGAGCAATCGCCCACTTCGTCATGTGCGCCCCTGACAGGGTATCGGCAGGCAAAGCCCTTGTTTGAGTCCCTTCAAGCGCTGGATCGGGGCATGACAATTGCGACCCCTTCTCGCCCGCGCCACGTAGTGGCAT